TAAGCTCAAAGCGTTGCACCGTTTAAACGCGGTGCAGGAGTTATTAACTTTAAAAATAAAACTATGGGAAATTTAAGTTACTGTCGATTTGAAAATACCTCTGGCGATGTAATAGATTGTGCAGAGGCAATTGAGAACGGCGAAATGAGTGTAGACATGAGCAATTACGAGCGCGAAGGATTAGAGATATTACTGGACGCGTGTGAAAGAATTGTCGACATGAAAGACGAGATTGAAGAGGCTATCGAAAAGTGGGACAAACATGATGAAAAAATGGAGGACGTTTAAACATGAGTACAGAAAGAAAGATAGCCAAAAAAATCTATGACGCTATTGACGGAGATTATACGTTGATAAGCAGATTAGTTTCGCACATTGAAAATGTTGCAGATAAATCAGGATTACAAATGCACCAAGGCGGTGACTATATTTATTATGAAGTTCTGGAGTTTATTTCACTTGAAATTGCGGAGAGTATATTGTCTAACTCAGATGAGGTAGACGACGTTTAAACAAAGTCTAATTTAAAATTTATATTATGGAAAACACATTAACAGCAGAAGAAAGATTCGAACAAGTATCATATTGGTATAATCAAGTTGACAGTTGTTCGCTCAGCAGTGTAGTAGACGCTTTATTCGAAGAGATTCACGAACAGATGAAAGAAGCTGAAGTTCCTCAAGAATATTATCAAGAGGTTTTCAGCTTAGTGAATGAAGACTATACAGTAAGACGAGACTAATGCACAGAAAAGAAAGACAAATAATGCACTGGGTCAAGAAAGCGAGAGAGCAACGACGTTTAAACAAGCTCATCGCGGACAAAAAGCCCAGTGCGTTTAAACAAGGTGAGCAAATTAAAATTAATTTTAATGTACAAAACTTGCACAGTTTATAAAAAAGTTGTATACTTGTACAGAATTTAAAACTTATATATATGGAAAAATTATTATCAATCACGGAGTTATTAAACAGAGAGAGATTATCTATTAGCGATATGTTCTTCAATCACGGTGGCGTAATTGTAGGCTCTAAATGGTGGAAGTCAGACAAAGAGTTTCGCGACCATGTACATAGATGCGCTAAAGATTTTATAGAAGTCAATGGACTTGATGAGATAACACCATTTATGTTGGTGGACGACTTTCTGGAAAGATTATAGAGAGCGTTTAAACAAGACGGGTCATCGCATGGTGCGGGGAAGTGGTTTTGAAAATTTGACACAAGACCTTAGGTTATTAATTAGCGGTTCGAATCCGCGCCCGTCTTCAAAGAGCAGAGAGGTTACAAGAACCCACGGAGGAACAGGCAGTGACGACTGTCATAATACAAATCTCTGCTCGATAATATAAAGGGAAAGCGGAAACCCTGTTTAAACAGTACGCATAATTTAATTTAATTTATATGGCAGATTTAATTAAGACAGACGGGAAAATTGTCAGAGATGTTGACATATCGTCTTTAAAGAAAATTCAAAATCATGTTGGAGGATACATAGAGTATTGTCCAGTAGATGCTCATTCATTTATGTATGTAGATGAAGAAGGTCTTTTAAAAGACAGAGACATTAATCCTAAAGCTTCTGATATTGCGGGGCGTATTGTAGTAGGAGATGTATTGCTTTGTTTAAACGATGAGGTAGACCATGAGTAGTGCTGAGAAAATAGCGAACGCGGTGGTAAGACAAGAGGTCTCACCGCGTGGCGGGGGTGTTGAGATACGCCTTGACGATTGGGGATATCCTCACCACAAAATGACAGCATATCAAAACTATCTTGGTGGCGGTATGCTTGGCAAAGTATGTAGTGACTGCACAGTTGTTGACTACAAAGAGATAGAGTGTTTAAACGTACTGAGTGTACAGCTGAAGATGTACTATCACAACATGACAAATAGTTATTATGATGATGATGAGTGGGCTTCAGCAAGTTACCAACAAAATCAATTGAGAAATGTCAGCGCATATTAATACTACTAAATCCAAGATACACCGTCTGGACGGGTGGCGTTCTTGGTTGGAGCCAGTCAATGCTGTTGGAGGCTGTAATATTACAGAGCAATGGTATGATACTGGAATCACAGAAATCAGAGAGTTCTGTAAGAAACTCAGGAAAGCAAAGATAAGATACCGTTGTGTTTGGGGTAATTCATGTAATCCTTTTATGATGATAAGGTTTGTATGTGTACACCCAGACCAACGACTTGAAGCTCAAGAGATAGCGTTTAAACATCGCGACGATACAGAATATTTTTATAACCTTTAAATTTTTAGATATGAAAGTAAAATTAAATACAATAGAGGGAGATACCAAACCTGTTATGCACATGAGAGATAAGATTGAATCCTGTGCCGACGGTATTATAGATAACATGAATGAGCAGATGATTATGAGCAGAGTATACGATGAGTTTGGACATGACATAGATATTCATGACGCTGAGCGTATTGCTAATATTGTCTGGGGACAAATTAAACATAGAATGTAATATGGATATTAAAAATGTAAATACCGAAATTCTTAAACAAGAATTAGAAATTAGAAATTTAGATACCAAAATTCTTCAAAGAGAATTAGAAAGGCGTGGCTATCAAACGTTTAATCTCTGGCATATTGCTGATGTTAAACATAAGTATAAGTGTGACAATGAAACTGCCATGGACGTTTTGATTGACGCCTTGGAAAATGAATGCACAATGGAGCAAGTTAATATGGCAATAGATATAGTTGCGGAAGAGAAGTATGAATTAAAACCACATCAAAATCTTTTGTAATGGAAAATTATTCATTAGTAATGTATGATGTACTATTAAATATAGAGTACGAGTATACTGAGGGAGAACCTATGGTATATAATTACGGTGACGGGTCTGGATATCCAGGGAGTCCCGCTTCAATAGAATTATATACTGTATCAGTAAATGGAGCAGATATAACAGACATAATATCTGTTTCAATTTTAGATGAGATAAGAGAAAAGCTTTTAGATTATCATGAAGATAATTAAGAGAGTGTTTAAACGTTGTTTGCAATTTTAATATATAATGTATATATTTGTAGCAATTAACTTTAATAAAATTAAATCTTATGGCGGAAATAAATAAAGAGTTTGAACACCACGATAGAGTGTTTGATATTTTTCTTAGTTCATTATTCGATGACCCTAAAGATAAGGACAAGGATAAAGACAAAGAGAAAGATAAAGAGAATGATAACACGATTCCTTGGGGTCGTAAGCCACAATGGGAAGACGACGACGAGAATCCGTTATTCATTTAGGTTTATAGTTTAGTTAACAGGTGGTGGGGATAGTCCTATAAATATTCCCTAAATGATAATAGCACAGGATATAATCAGCCACCTTTTTTAAAATTTATTATATGAAAGAAACTTTATATACTGTAACAATGTATTTTGGCGGTGAACAACCACCAGAAACAAGGCAAACCCATAGCATAGAAGAAGCCCGTAAATGGGTAACTGAATGTGAACATGGTGTAATTGAAAATGAATCTGGAATAGCAGTCCAATGACAGAGGAAGATAAAAAATATAGACAAGGTCGACGCAAAGAACAAGTCGAAGGTCATTTAATCATGGCAATGATAGGTATCATAGGAGTATTAATGGTGCTTATGTTTGTCGCATTTATAACACAATAATGAAAGAAAAAAGTAAACACTATTATGATACTGAAAGGAATAAACCTTATGAAAAAAATTCTACTGAAGAATTAATTAAAGAAGTAGGTAGAGAAGTTGTTAAGCTTCTCATAGAAAAGAATAAAGCTTATGGAGATACAGCTAACAACCCTCCAAAAATTTTTAGTAAGCTTTCACCTAAAGAAGGTCTGCTTGCTCGTATTGATGACAAGTTAAGCAGAATTAAGCAACGAGGTTTAAACGACCTCACTGAAGACACGGTCAAAGATTTAATTGGATATCTTATTCTGTATAAAGTACAAGAAAGAAAAGAGGAGAATAAAATCAAGGACATGTTAATAGAAAATAAACGATTAAAATTAAAAGAATAATGAAAGGAAATATATTTGAAGCGTATGCAAACGCAGTGGCTAAACAATTTCATCTTGAATTAGATGATATATTTAATAAGAATAAGCGTAGAGATTTAGTTGACGCGAGACAAATGCTGTACTACTTATGTATGGAAAGACCTATAAGAGTTTCTTATATTCAAAGGTTTATGTCTGAGCATGGGTGTGAAGTGTTTCACTCTACAATAATTCATGGATATAAAAAAGCAAAGAAGATGGTTGAAGAAGATGAAGATTATAAAGCTATCGTTAACACAATCGAATTACAAAACTTAAAAGTATAGAATGTTTAAACGGACTGACATCATGAAGCAAGCTCTTGAAGACCCAAAAAGTATTAAGAACATTTTACCTAAGGGTATTAGTGTTATTGGTAGGGGTGTAAAGATTCAGCAGTTTGATGATGAAATACAAATACTCAACATGGGAAAAGGCGGTGACTATTTTAAAGAATGTTCCGATGAAGAGTATGCTTTCTTTCTGGAAGACGGGTGGAGAAAAGGTTGCACTAAAGTAAGTATGAGCAACTGTCTTCATAAGTTATCTATAATAGAAAGCAGAATTAAAACTGAATTAAATACTCGTAAGAACGATAAGCATATTCAGAACTTAAAGAACCGTCGAGAAACTTTATTAATTAAATACACTAATTTAAAAACAGAACTAAATAAAATTTAATATGGAAAATGTTTATAAAAATCTGAGTGCAATCTCAGTTGCCGATAAGGTAGAGAAAAAAGGAAGGTTTGATTATTTATCATGGGCATGGGCTTGGCACTATATCAAGCAAGAATATCCAACAGCTAACCGTACTGTATATGAAAACGATATGGGTATCCCATACTTTACTGACGGTAAGTTTGCAAATGTTAAAGTTGGAATTACTATCAATGGTGTAGAACATATTGATTATCTTCCAGTGTTAGATAATGCTAACCGTTCTATTCCAATAACAAAGGTAACTTCTTTTGATGTCAACAATGCTATTCAAAGAGCAACAGCTAAAGCAATAGCAATGCACGGATTAGGATTATCATTATGGATAGGAGAAGACACAGCTCGTTTAAACAAAGCGGAAGAAAAGCCAGTAGTTAAAAAAGATGTGAAGCTAAAACTAACCGTAGATAAATGGGATAAAGTTTTAATGTATATAGCTAAGAACAAAGATAAAGGATTAGAATATATAGTATCTCAGCTTAGCACTAAGTATACAGTTACTACCGCAGATAAAAACAAAATCAAAAAAGCTATTAATGGATAGAGAAACAATACTCAAGAAGCTTCAGAAAGATTCAGAGTATTATGGTAAGTTTGGCAAGCAGTTTCTTTCTGCTTCCAATATAAGACAATTACTATATGAACCTACTGAGTTTAATAAAACAATAAAGACATTACCTTTATTGCATGGTAGATATTTTCACACCAGTATTCTGGAACCCGAAAAGATAGACACAATACCAGTGTTCAATGCCTCATCAAGAACAACCAATGCGTTTAAACAGTTCGAAGCTGAGCATAACTTAGACAGTTATGATATCCTGTTAACCAAAGAAAAAGAAAAGTTAGATAAGTTAATTGATAAACTTTTGGGTAACTGGAAGGTGTTTGATATTATTATTGGAGACGGCGTAGAGTATGAGGTTCCAAACATAAAGGAGATTCATGGTCAAATGTTTAAAGGTAAGTGTGACGTATTAGTTAACAAACCTTTTGAAGTAGAAGTTGAACAAGACGGTCAGACATTTGTTGTTGATTATCCAGACGGTGCTATTGTAGATTTAAAAACCAGTTCATCTATTTTTAAATTCAGACATTCCTGTAATGCTTATTGTTATAATTCACAAGCATATATATACCAAGAGCTATTTGAAAAACCATTTTTATTTATTGTAATTGATAAGAATGATGGGCTACTTAAGTTTGCCCCGTGTAGTCCAGAGTTTATTGACAAGGGGGAAGATAATGTTAAAAAAGCAATTAAAGTTTATGAGAAATTTTATAGCGATGAAGCGACTTGCGACATCGATGATTATGTATATACAGAAATTTTATGAGTCGTTTAAACGATTCACTAAAGTTGATGATAAAAAATTGTGGATAGAAGTTCCAACTATCTACATGAGCACACAAGAGAAACAAGATTGTATCTCTAATGCTGTTAATATTTTGGAGCGTAACATTAAAATCAAATAATATGAGCGAAGTAAAAGAAGAAAAGCTGTATTGTGGTAGTGGTGTAGAAAAGTTTGACGGTAATCTTATTGAGATTAACGTATGCTTATCTAAGATTCCTCAAGAACATAGGTTCGAATATGAGGGGAAGTGGTATACTAAACTTAAAGTTAATAAGAAAAAAGAAACTGACGAGTACGGTAAGACACACTCAGTGGAGGTTAACACTTGGAAACCTAAACCACAAAATGATACAGACGACTTGGGATTCTAAGATTGTTTGGAGCCGTAAGGCACAGCGTAATTTAGGGGGGCGTCACAACGACGATTAATTAATACTAATGTAATATTAAATGTTTTCCCCCCTTCTTTATGCTGACTATGACAAACTCAAATTAAATTAACAGACTGACAAAATAATTTTGATTTTATATTTAAGTATCTCTATATTATTACTTTACTTTGTCATTCTCGTCATAAAAAATAGAATATAATTAAATGGAAATAACAATCTTCAAAGATATTAAAGTAACCTCACAGCCTTTTTACAGGAGTGCTTTAGTTATCTTGAATAGAATAAAAGAAGGGGCTTCTAAGGATTTAGTTAAAAAAATTCGTGAAGAAAAAGATAAGGATATAATTAATTCACTAAAACAAAAACTACCTGCTATATGTTTTAGCGGTAAGTTTACTAAAAGGAATGATAAGTCATTAACTCAACACAGTGGTTTAATTTGTTTAGACTTTGATGGTTACACTAATCAAAGAGATTTACTGCAAGAAAAAGAAAGACTATCTAAAAACAATTATGTTTATTCAGTTTTTATATCACCTTCTGGTAAGGGATTAAAAGCTATAGTAAAGATACCACCACTGCCAGACAATCATGTTAGTTACTTTAATAGTCTGGAAAAATATTTTGCTTCACCTCAGTTTGATAAGACATGTAAAAATGTATCGCGTGTATGTTATGAAAGTTATGACCCGCTGATTCATATCAATGAGAACGCAAGTGTATGGGATAAGCAAGAAGAAAAAGAATATACTGAAGTTATTAAGAACGTAGACCTACAAACTATACCAATCACTGATGAGAATAAAATTGTAGAGATACTTGTAAAGTGGTGGCAAAAGAAATTTCCTATGAACGAAGGACAAAGAAACAATAATGCTTATGTTCTTGCAGCTGCATTCAACGACTATGGTGTTACAAAAACTCTGGCAGAATATGTTCTTGGTGGATTCGAAACCAGTTCGTTTAAACGCAGTGAGATTAAACGCACAATAGATTCTGCTTATTCACAAATACAAAACTTTAATACTAAATATTATGAGGACGATGATAAAGTCACCATGATAAAACATAAATTAAAAAGAGGTGTATCTAAAAAAGAATTAAGAACTCAGCTAACTGAGCTCGACCCTAACTTAGTTGAGAATGTAATAAACAGATTAGAAGAAGAACAATCTAACCATCAGTTCTGGACTAAGAATGAGAAGGGTGTAATAAAAATAGTACATGTATCCTTTAAAAACTTTTTAGAAGAGAATGGTTTCTACAAGTTTTGTCCTGAAGGTTCTAAGAACTATGTCTTTGTGAAGGTTACAAATAATTTAATAGACCACACTTCGGAAAAAGAAATAAAAGACTACATACTAAATTATCTTTTAGACTTAGATGATATATCAGTATACAATTATTTTGCTGAGCACACCAGATATTTTAGGGAAGAATTTTTAACTCTGCTTTCTTCAATTGATGTATACTTTATTGAAGATAAAAAAAATACTTCCTATTTATATTATCGTAATGGTGCAGTAGAAATATCATACAATAATATAAAACAGATTGATTACTTAGACCTTGGTGGTTACGTTTGGAAAGACCATGTAATAGATAGAGACTTTGCATTGTGTGAAAGTGTTGATTGTGATTACCAAAAGTTTATCCAAAACATTTGTGGTAATTCAACAGAGCGTGTAAACAGTATGCGTTCTACAATAGGATACATGTTACATGGTTGGAAGAACTTAGCTTATTGTCCTGCTGTTATACTAAATGATGAAATGATTTCTGATAATCCAGAGGGTGGTAGTGGTAAAGGTTTGTGGGTCAATGGATTAAGTCACATGAAAAAAGTTGTAGTCATAGACGGTAAGTCATTCAACTTTGAGCGTTCGTTTGCTTATCAACTTGTAAGTGCTGACACTCAGGTGCTCACCTTTGATGATGTTAAAAAACATTTTGATTTCGAAAGATTATTTTCTGTAGTAACAGAAGGATTAACATTAGAAAAGAAAAACAAAGATGCAATTAAGATTCCATTTGCTAAATCTCCTAAGATAGTTATAACAACTAACTATGCTATCAAAGGTAAAGGTACATCGTTTGAACGTCGTAAGTGGGAATTAGAATTAGCTCACCATTATAATAAAGATTACACACCTCTTGAAGAGTTTGGTAAACTTATGTTTGGTGATTGGAATGATGAAGAGTGGTGTCAGTTTGATAACTACATGATACAATGTTTGCAATTGTATTTAGAAAAAGGATTAATCAGAAGTGAGTTTGTCAATCTTAAAATTAGAAAGCTTTCAGCTGAAACTTGTCACGAATTTATTGAATGGTGTGGCGTGATTGGAGATAACCCTATACATGATAAGTTAAAAGTAGGAGGTAAAGTACCTAAGAATGATTTGTATACTGACTTTGTAGAAGATAACCCAGACTTTGCTCCTAAATCTAAGATGAGTGTGTCGCGTGTTAGGTTTTCTAAATGGTTGGTTGCATTCTCACAATACCAATATGGTTGTGCACCTGAAGAAGGTAGAGACATGCACGCTCGTTGGATTAGATTCAGACATAAATCAGAGTTAAACGAACAACAAGACTTTCCATTTTGATAAAACTTAGAAGATACCAAAAACAAATTGTAACACAGGCTACAGATATTGTAACCCGATATGGATTCGTATACTTAGCTATGGAAGTTAGGACGGGTAAAACATTAACAAGCTTAAGTGTATGCGAACGTTTAAACGCAACCAATGTTTTGTTTGTTACAAAGAAGAAAGCTATATCAAGTATTGAAGATGACATGCAAAAACTACAGGCACCGTTTAAACTTACTGTCATTAACTATGAATCATTACATAAGATTAGTCATGATTGTATATATGATTATTTAATATTAGATGAAGCTCATACTCTTGGTGCATTTCCAAAACAAAATAAAAGAAGTAAACAAATAAAAAGGTTTATAGATATACATACTCCAAGAGTTATATTACTTTCTGGTACACCAACACCTGAATCTTACAGCCAAATGTTTCATCAAGTGTCTGGTATTAATGGTAATCCTTTTGGTTATTGTAAAAACTTTTATCAGTTTGCTCGCAACTATGTAGATGTAAAAAAGAAAATCATAAATGGTTTTCCTATTAATGATTACAAGGCTGGAAGAAAAGACATACTTGATAAGATGAAGAAGTATACCATATCTTACTCACAAAAAGAAGCAGGGTTCAAGGTACAAACTGATGAAGAGATTTTATACGTTGATATATGCGATGATGTTTCAGCTTTGATAAAAAGATTATCTAAAGATAGAGTTATAGAAGGAGAGAATGAAGTTGTACTTGCTGACACTCCTGTAAAACTTATGATTAAAACTCATCAGTTAAGTTCAGGCACAATTAAATTTGAGAGTGGTAACTCTATGGTATTGTGTTACAAGAAAGCTCAGTACATAAGACAAAAGTTTCAAGGAAAAAAGATTGCTATCTTCTACAAATTTAAAGAAGAACTTAACGCATTGAAAGAAGAGTATGGCGATTTGTTATGCGAAACATTAGAAGAGTTTAATAACTCTGCGAAGTGTATAGCTTTACAAATTGTCAGTGGTAGAGAGGGAATTAGTTTGCGTAAAGCAGAAGCATTAGTATACTATAATATTGATTTCAGTGCCACAAGTTACTGGCAATCAAGAGATAGAATGACAACCAAAGACAGGTTGTATAATAAAATTTACTGGATATTCTCCAGAACAGGGATTGAAAAGCAGATATACAAAGCCGTTGTTAAAAAGAAAGATTACACATTAAATCATTTCAAGAAAGATTTATTAACTTTAGACGATGACGGAACAGCAGATTCAATCGAAGATAATTAAAGAGAAGGAGAGTGAAGGATACTATGTTATCAAACTAAAGATGACAAATAAAAACGGTATCCCTGACTTAATTGCAATACCTCCTAACTCTGACGTAGAATTTATTGAAGTTAAAAAATCGAATGGGAAAGTTTCTAAACTACAAAAATATAGAATCGATGAACTTGAAAGACATGGGTGTAAAGTTTTCGTACGAAAAGGACTATGACTTTGATGAAGATTTTTTAGAGACATTATATAATGCTCCACAGACTTTGTCTTTAGTTATAGCTTTATATATTGAAGAGCATTTGCCTGACTTACCTGTCAATGAATTATCTACACATCTTATGGCTGGCTTAGTATATCATTTTGATGAGCCTGTGCCATTTGTAATAGAAGTTACAAGACCAGACGAGTACCTTACTATTCTTACTGACTTAGTGTTTATAGATATGGACGAGTACTTAGACTTTATTAATCTCAAATTAAATCTAAAAATCGATGAAAGATTCAGCTATCCAAGACTTGTTACTAACAGCAAGTAAATATTTTAAAGTAGACATTCATACTAAATCCAGAAAACAAGAACATATAGAAGCCCGCGCTATTGTTTACAGCATCATGAGAGATTGTTTAAACATGACCTATAAAGATATTGGAAAAGTTTTTAACAAGAACCACGCTACTATTCTTCATGCAGTCAATGAACTACCTTACATGATTAAATACACTAAAGGATTAGGTGAAAAAAGACATGAACTTTTGGAATTATGGGGCTCCGCATACAGTGCTTATACAGTTATTGAGCGAGCTGAGAAGGTAAAATATTTGCAGGATAAAATATTTTTGCTTAATTTGGAAGCGAAACTATTAACAAAACAATTAAACGAACTTCTTAATGTCTAACTTAGATTGTAAATACACAGTATCTGACATAGATAAAATTGTATCTTATAAAACCTGGTCTGATAGAAAAAAGATTGACACATTGTTACATATAGATTGCACTCAATACGCAAACTTGGGAACGGACAGTACAATAGGGGAGAAAAAAAATGTACGAACCCAATCAAGAATAATTTACCGCGCGATTAAATCAATCGATGAATCAAAAGGAAAACTCTTACTTGATTATATGGATAAATAGGAGATGACACCACCAGTTTCGAAGCATGACCAGCAGGCTATTTCTCACATAAACCATGTGACTAATAGTAGTCATGACCTTGTAAACGACCTCTACGAAAACTTAATGGACCGTGACAACGAGAAGGCAAAGCAAACAGCTCAGCATATTTGCAAAGTCATGGCTGAACTGATTCAATCACTAACCGATGATATATGAAAAAAGAAACTGCCCTCGAGCTGAAGACATTTGCTAAAACTATAGCAGAAAGATTTTCCAATAGCTCACGCGCTTGCAACCACAACAACGAAACGTTTCAAGTCGACGAAGTAATACCGACATCTGACCACTCAGCTGTTATAAACTTTAAAAAAAATACAGGTAAAATTGCAGTAGCTTTTGCTTACTACATTACTAAAGGTCGGTCGAAGGGTTGGAAGTATTTTTTCCCAACCGATTCCCATGTGAACGGAATGCAGGCATTCCTTTTTTATAAGTTACAAGCGGAGCGGATAAACTATAGTAAGAATTAATATGCTTGTGTTCTTTTAACTCACCACACTTTTCATAATCTTCAAGCTCAATAAAGTATTCTATCAATACATCAAACACATCATCTTCCATCGTTACGACAGGCTTAGTGGGATTAAAAATAAAAGCTGGAGGGTTCTCTTCATCTTCTATTAATTGTTCGTAAGAAGCTTTCCCAGTTAGTAATTTATAACTGTTCATCATACATGTGTGTTCGTCAAAGTATTTCATCGTCTGTTTACTCTTACTCTTTTAGGTCTTCTGTTTCTTGTCTTTCTTCTGTCACCACTTCTTTCTCTTTGTGGTCTTCTTTTTTCTTTTTGTTTTTCTAATTCTTTTATACGTTTCTTTTGTTCAGGAGTAAGCTTTGTTTCTGGAGGAAACATATCTTTAATTATAACTCTTCTAACATCTTTGTAAAATGGAACCAATCCTAAATTACCCAACACCTCTAACAATAATCTATTTTCTATTTCATCCATAGCTTTCTGTCTTGTCTCAGGTTTCTTTGCGGTTTGACTACTAACACCTACCTTTAATAAACGAGACAAAGTATTTATCACGGGTCCATAAGGTCCAGAAAATGAATCAACAAATATTTCTTCTAAACTTTTCTTTTTCAAATCCTCTACACCAACCTGACTAAATACAATAGAGTGTTTATACTTATCATACTCCTCACCACCTCTTAAACCTTTTAATAAATCTCTGTTTACTGATTCTTCTAAATAGAAATTAATTGGTAGCATAGGTATGTTTCCTAACGACTGTCTTGCAAGAAGAGATATCATTGCCCCAACTATCTGTCTTGCCATTACATCTTCTATGTCTTCGTCCTTATCATCTTTTGCGTCAAACAATTCTTCGTCTAACACACTTGATAACATACTGTAAGCTGTCATATATGCAGACATTCTAAATGTAATACCTGCAAGTAATCCTGCCGCTTCTGCTTTAGATAAATCACCTTTATTAAATAAAGCAAATATTGCATTACGAGCAGTACCAAATTCAAACAAACTAAATCGAGCCATAAAAGAATTCGCCATTCTATATATACCCATCTGCATACTATCATCTGTTCTCCTCATGTTTTTTATAATAGCATCAGCTGCGTTATTAGAAGTAGCAACAGTGATTACTTCGTTGTCTGCTAAAGCTGTAGCGTTATCACGAGCTTCTTTAAACTCAGGTGATAAATATTTTGAGGTTCCGTCAGCTATTTCTTGAAAATCTTTTTTAGTAATCTTAACATCTTCACCAGTTAATTCTTTTACTTGAGCTTCAAAATTCTGTGCCCAGTTTCCAAACCATAAAGGACGAGACATTGCTTTATCAGGAAATGTTATTATGTTTGATGCTATTGCATTTACTATTCTACCTGTTAGTTTTAATCCTGAATACTTTAATATCTCTCCAAAGACATTGTTTAAACGACTTGTAGCTGAACCTGCTTTTGAATCTAAACCACCGTAGTCTGACATCTGAGTATGTTTAGACTCCATCACATCAGGATTGTATAGTTTACTGGTTTGTGATGACCTTAGATTTGTCATAGCATCAAAACCAGCTGTAACATTTTTAGGGTTAGCAACCCAAGTCCCAAAGTTTTTAAAGGCTCTCATTGCCACAGCAGGATTCTTTGCAATGATACCAAAGTTTGCAATAATCTCAGCCCCCATTCTGTAAACAGAACCAAGAGTTGCTTGATAACCAAGACGCATCATGTTCATCGTGCTTAAGTTTCCACTTGGTGTGTCGGTATAAGTTCCTTTAAGTATAACATCTACTAACTCAGTCTTTGCTTTTTGAATAGCATTGATGGCTGCTTTTGCGTCTTTATTACCAGTCTTTGCTTCTTCTTTTATTTTGTTTAAAGTTTGCTCAACCTCTCTCAAAGTCTGTGTCATTTCAAAATCCATTATAGTTTCTTGAGCACCACGCATAGCTGAATAACCTGGGTCAAAGCTAATAGCCTTAGCACCATTAGTTCTTTCAACTAATGTATTTGATTTAGCACTGTTAACATTGTTGTTTACTTTGTCAATTAATTTTTGTACACTTTGGTCTTTTGTTTTAGGGTCTAATACCACACGGTGACTATAATTATTATACAACTCTACAGGAACACCATGTAGGTTAGCAGCAATATATTCTGCATCTGAAGCTAAAGAATTATTTACATCATCATAAAGAGCTAAAGCTTTCTTTTCTTTAGCTGTTAAAGAGTTTTCTATTTTAGTTAAACTAATTTCTCCATCTACTTCAAACTCTGTTTTTAATTCATTTAATATTTTTGCATCCTGTTCGTTTAAGATACCATCGTTTTCTATTGCTTCTAAAGTTTTATTTACAAAATCTATAGCTGATGGAGTCTTAGCGTTTGGTTTGCCGTCAACAAAATTAGACTCATGCTCTCTTTGCAATTGAAGCATCCTTAGTTTATATTTCTTTTTAACTAACGCGTTTCTTGTTATACCTAACCTATTACCGTCGGTGTTTAACAATTTAGCAGCAGCATCTATTTTTGTTTGTAATCTTTTTACTCTTGACTTAACTGTTTCTAAAGACCGTGCTAACTTTCCAAATGTATTGTTATAAATAGTCTTACTATTTCTGTTTCCAAAAACATCATCGATAAAAAATGTAGAAAGACTACGGATTCTTTCAGTTAAAAACCCTCTTCCAGTTCTTAAATTTTTAATCTTACTATACATATTAGTCATAGCATCCACATACTTATTCATTCTAAACTTTTGTATCAGTGGATTTACTTTATTAAAACTATCAAGTGCATTTAATTTTGTAGCTATGTCTGTAACTGCTTTACCTGCGAAACCATTCTTTATGTTTTCTATAATTTGTTCTAATACTTTTAAGTCAGAATCATCCAGTTGCTTCATTTGTTCTGGAGTCATCTTGAGTACTTGACGAGCATCTTCCTTAGCTCTTTTATCTGGTATATTATTTAGGTCTGCCTCAGTAACTTCCTTTTGTTTTTCAGAAATATTTTTAATAGCAGTGTCCGCATCAAAATCATCAGGCACAGGTTCTGCTTTTATACTATCAATATCTTGATTAATATTCTCTTGTACTGCATTTAATATATCTAATGCTTTAGGTAAAGTCTCTTGAGCTTTCTTAAATGACGGAACTTTTTTACCAGAACCATACTCTTTTGCTAACTCTATAAAAGAATCTAACTGAGCTTCTGGTATTAAAGAAGGGTTAATACTGAATAAAGTTTTTAATGCTGCTTTTAAATCAGCTGGTAGTACACCAGTCTTAGCACCACCTACTTGCTTCTTAGCTTTTTTGGATTGACTCTTCGCAGTGTTTAAACGCTGCACATAATCTTGTTTAGTAAATACATTATCAACAAATGTAAGGAAGCTATCTACTGATTTTTTATTATTAAGATTTACATTGGCAAATCTTTTTGTAATAGCTTTTACTTTAGACTGTGAAATCTTACCAAGGTTTTTACCAAAGCTACTTATTAGACCAGCTATGTTTTTCATAGACTTTTTATAAGCAGCTGCTGATTCTCTTGCAGCTTTAGCTTGTTTTCTTATCTGGTCTTTAAGTGCTACTCTTTCGTTTACTACAACTTTTTTATCTTTAGGTTTCCCCAGTATCTTTTTAACACTTGGAGCTTTCTTAATTTTTATACCAAGTTTTTCATTTAGTTCTCTGACTAATTGGTTTCTTTCTATATCATTAAGTTGCTGATAAAGTTTTGAGTTCTGTAAATACTTTAAAGTATTGTCAAGTATTTTTTTAGGACTTGTGCTTTCACCTACCTTTCTACCTTTGGTCTTTTTAATTATATCATTAATGATACTCTGTACCCTGTTAGGGTCAGCTTTAGCTTCAGGTGTTTTTGGTGCACCTATATATTCGTTGGGAGATATTCCTTGCTTCTGAGCGTCACGATTTATCGCTGAGATGACTTTCTGATAAAGGCTTGACCCTTCTTGCCCTTGCTGAATGGAGCTTTGTCTACCATCTGAAAGAATCTGTTGCCTGCTCTTCGCGTCAATAAATCTTGAGTTGATTGCTTTTTTGTCTGAGACTTCATAAGTAATATTTTTTTCGTCTAATATATCTAACAGCTTTGCCAGCTTTGCATCCTTATCTGCATCACTAAAATCAAAGATGTCAAGCAAAGATAGTAAATTATTTGTTTCCGACAAAGTATACTCATCAATACCAGCTTCTTTCAGAGCTTGGAATGTACCTTCACTATCTGAAACTTTAATTGTAATCTCATTACCGTTGTGATTTTCTGCACCATCTGTCGTATATTCTGCAGCAATAGAAGACTCTTGTACTTCGGGTGCTAACGCAGCAGTTATTGCAGCATATTGTGAAGCTTGTTCTAACGTTGCGTTTTTTAATTTTACAACATTACTTACCTCTCTAATCTTTGTGCCTGCATCATTTACATAACCACCTACTGACTCTTCAATTTCAATCTCTACTCCTAAATCATCTGCAATATTTTGAAGTGATTGTTTATACTCTTGGTATTGTGGGGACTTTCTTAAACCACCTGCTTCAGATGTAGACTCTATAGAAGTCTCAAAGAATGGTGCAACATTAACACTTACTTCCTCTTGCGTTTGCGTCTCGATAGGCTTGTCAGGAGTTTGGTTTTGGGTTTCGCCCTCTTGGGTAACGACCCCAGCGGCGTCTCCTTCTCCCACTTCTGGGCTATCTGTGGTAGATTCTTGTACATCCACCTGCGTTGCGCTTGACTCTTGAATGGCATTGGCTCTTTCGTTTATTTGTTGTTCGGTTGGTTCAAGTATCTTCAGATATTAGTTGGTCTTTAGCTTGTTCTTTAGCCTCTTCATCATCTAAATCTTTTACATTTTTAAACCTATCTACTTCAGCTGCAGTTTTCTTAGCAGCTTCTATTGCTAATTTAAGTAATTCTTTTTGTTTGTTTTTAACCTGCTCATCAGAAGGTTTTTCTACACCCTCTTCTTGTAATGCTTGTATAGCTTCCAACTGTGATACAGAAAAATATTTTTCTAAACCATCTGGTAACTTTACAGTTTCTCCAACATCTGTTTCTGCTTCTTTTACAATAGCATCAAGCTCTTCATTTATTTCTTTTATTCTCTCTTTGTTTTCTGGAGAGTCTGGATTCTCCATATTATCTCTTTCTTGAAGTAGCTCAATGTATCTACTTCTTCTTTCTCCTTTTAAGTTATCAGGTGTTTGCTGATTCAAGTTTGCTTCTTGTCTTCTTTTAGTATATTTTTCTTCAAGAGCTGTGTCATTTTCAATAACAAATTGTGAATCTATTATTTCTTGGTCTGTCATGGTATCAATAGCAGCCTCAACATCTTGCTTACTCATTAACATTTTAGTACCTTTCTTTGTCAGGTACCCATAGCTTGGTGGTTTAAAAAAGTTTTTACCTTTACCTACCATGTTATTACCTATGTCTGTTAAGCTCATACCGCTTACTGCAGTGGGTATTGATAATACAGAAGAAGCTTGTCCTGTTATACCTTCAAATCCAATCTCAGCTACATCCATTTCTTGACCCGTAACTGCTCTTGCGGTAGCTTCACCACCTGCTCCACCAACAGCTTCAATACCTGCAGCTTTTAAAGCAGCTCTGGCTTTCATTCCTTTTGTTATAGCTTTATCCGCAGCCTTTGCAGCCTTTATAGTACTACCCCCTATCTTACTTGCAGCACCCCTTGTAAACGCATCTATAGTACCTATAACAAGACCTCTTGCCATGGCTTTGTTTCTTATAGATTGCATAGCAGTAGGGTTGTTTAATATTTTTCTTACACCATCTTTGTCAAATTTAAATCCAGCACGGTCAACTTCTTCTTTCATAAACTCAGTAAAGGCCAAACCTGTTTCAAGTGTAGCACTTGCTCCTAAGATGGCACCGTTTATACCACCTCCTACTGCTCCTACTGCACCCGCTATTGCACTACCTATTGGTCCACCTATAGAACCCGCTATTGCACCTGTTCCTCCTGCAACTGTCGCACCTAATGCTCCACCAGCTGCTGCACCTCCTACCACTTCAGGGTTTACCATTGATGCAACTGACGATACAAATAACTGACCAATGACTGAAGGATTTTGAGCTACACCGAACATAAAACCTAAAACTCCCCCACCTTCATTTTCATATATTCGGTTGAAGTCTTTCATCTCATCAGACATACCATAGTTGTCCATGTTCTTAACAGCAGCAATATATTGTTCTACATCTGCATCTGAGGTTTCACTACCTGACATGAATAATCTTCGAGCATCATCTATGGTAGCACCTTGACCAAGACCTTGCGCTCCTGCTCTATACATATCACCAAAGAAATCTGTAACTGTATTTTTACCCAGCATTTCTTCAAGCCAAGTATTCTTCTCACCAACATCTACGTTAGCACCAAACTTAGTACCGACAGGTTTATCGGGTAAGGGTTGTTTGACAAGTGATTGATTAAGAGAAGCAGGGTTTAAACGGTCTACACTTCTATTTGGTGAACCCAAAGAACCAGCTCCTTGCGGCGAAGGAGTCTCTTCTGCAGGAGTTTGTGTAGCCGAATCCACAGGCTGTTGAGGACCCTCTCCAGAAAAATCTTTTTTTTTTAAGGGTGTTAGAAACTCCCCAAACTGTTCTTCGCTTTCAAATACACCTTCTGGTAGCATCTCAAACAAATCTTCAGTTCCCTCATCTTCTATAAATTCTTGAAGCTCTTCTACATCTCTAAAGGTTCCCTCTGGAACCATAGCAAATAAGTCTTCTAATATTTTTAATTGAATCTCATTCATATCTTATAATCCCATTTCTTTTTTGTAATCCAAATAGGTTTTAGTTGGATTATCTTTTTTCCATACAGGATAAGTAGTCATATAAGTTTGACCTCCACCCTTTCTATTTTTATTAGCATCCTCGTTTACTATATTCATAGCTTGAGCAACTGAATCAGCCAACTGCTCCATGGTTGTATTTCTCTTTGCTCCACCAACATCAACTTTTACTTCTTCCATAGTAATCTCACCTGTGTTTTCATCCTTAACTGGTCTATTATATATTAAAGAAATTCTATTGTCCTTACCACTACCTGATACATCTATTTTTAAACCAGTGAAACCTGCGTCTCCAAATGCTTGCTTGTCAGCAGCAGACAAGAACCTATTAATAGTCTGAGTTAATACTCTTTGTATTTCATTATTAGTATTACCCGCTGTAGTTTCATCCATACCACCACTAACCTTTAAGTATTCAGCAATTGTTTCTTCTTTACCATCTATCTCATAAACTTTAGCAGAAGTATTATCAGTAGAAGCCTGTTCAGTCACCTCTTCAAATCCTACATTTCTATTTTTACCTCTATCACCTAATGTTACGTTATCCTCTATCCTTTGTGTAACTTCAGTGGTTGATAAGTCATATCCTTCTTTATCACCGAACGGACTTAAGATATCATATAGAGCAGCTATATCTTCTTGTAATGTAGTTTGGTCAGCTACATTATCTTCTTCGTCATACGAAGTTCTTACTATTCTTATTGGCTCTCTACCATCAAACTCTACTAATATGATATCATCTGTAATATCTACATTAGTTATGACAGGATTACCATTCTTAATATTTTGCTCGTTTCTTTGTTGTATCAACTTGTTTAATTGTGATTCAGAAGTTTTAAGGTCTTTGTTAGTTAATACACGATTTAAATCATTTAGATATCCGTTAATATTCTCATCCAGATTTTCTTCATTGGTTGTCGTCTGATTAGCTTGCTGACCACCAAGACCTGCGTTATTTTTAACAACCATATCTAACTGAGAATTGATTTGATTCTTAGCTAATCTTATTGCTTCTTCTTTCTGCTTATCACTTAGCTCTACGGTAGGTGGTTCTCCTTCACCAGTTTTGGCTAATATTTTTTTAGAGTCAGCTGCAGCTATCGCTGGGTCATCAGTAAAGCTATAACCTAAACCAGAGTTTATCAAGTATTCTGCAGCTGCGTTAGCATCTCCTGCCACACCTTGTGCTTGACCAGTTAACCACTCATCGAAACTCATCTTACTACCATCTGCATTTTCAAAACCTTGACCTTCTACATCATCAAACAATTGTCTAAAGTCTTCAATACTTTTTACATCCTTACCACCAGATAAAACAGTATATGAAGTTAGGGTTGAACTTACAACCTCAGCTAAATTTTTTGTAACTAAGTTAGCTACATCTGCGTTTAAGTCTCTGGAATTTTCCTGATAGTTAATTAAATTTAACATAGTACCTGGAGTGGTATAAGCTTCTGGATTATCCTTACGACTTGGTAATATAAATTTACCTGGGTTATCAGGGTCTTCTTGCATTTGAACTAATAGTAATTGACCAGTAGCTGGGTCAGACCACAGCTTTTTATTTTTAACATTACCAAAACTAAACCCTGTACCTCTAAAAAATTCTTCAAGATTAGATGCTTCTCCATTTTTTATTCTTTCTATACCTTCTTTATACTTTGCATCATAGTTTTTAGCATAGTTACTTAACCTTGAGTAACCGTCTTTTTGTTGTTGCATAATAAGCATATAGTCTTTGGGGTCTAATAAACCACGCCTAACTAAATCCATGTTTGCTTGTAATGTATTTTTTGAAAAGTCTGAACCGTCTATCAAAAGACTATTCATAGAAGGAGCTTGAACGTCAGCTATTTCGCTGAGCTTGTTCATGGCATCATTGGTATCGTCTATTATTTTTTGTTTAGCAGCCGCTCTCTCATCACGGATAGTCTCTAACCCTTTGGTTAAATCTACCGCAACCTGTCCCCAATTTACTGCTTCCTCTCTTCCTGCGTATAAAGAGTACTTATTAGAAGCTGTAGGTTTTTGTGTGTTCTCAGCCATATCTCTAATATCCGTATAGTAATTTTTGTAATCCAGCTAAATCAGTTACATCTCCAATACCTGCTTGTAGGTCTTTGAATCTTGGGTCATCTCCAGTGAAAAACTCTTTAGCTTTTGTTATATCAAGATTACCTTTAGTGTTTAATTGTCTTACCTCTCTTGGAGTCAAGTCAAGTTTTCTTAATTTCTCAGCTCTTTGAGCTCGTGTCAATCCTGTTCCTCCCTCTTCTACAGTCTTACCTAAATCTTCACTTGTACCTAAACCTGATTCTAAGTTAGTACCAGCTCTATCAGCTTTAGATGTACCAAACAATGGAACTAATGCAGCAGCTGAAGACGCTGCTTGTGCAGCTCCTTGTATACCACCTGCTATTTGTTGTGAATATTGACTACCATAATCTCTTGCTATTTGTGCTTGGTCAGCAGCTGCTCCTACTTCCATATCAATAAGCTGTTGATTTAACTTATCTTTTGCTTCTGCTTTCATTTTCTGATTTTCATACAACGCATCTTGCATACCTGTACGAACAACTTCATTAGCTTGTGCGGCAGCTTGTTGTAAACCTCCGACACCAGCTGCTAAATTTCTTGCGTCTCCCTGTTGTAATGCAGCTAACGCTTGAGCTGCAACTTGTTGGTTCTGTTTAAACTGATTCTCAAAAGCATCAATAGGAACATTTAATGTTTCATAAAAATTCTTTTCTGCTCTTTCTTTGGCTTTTTGCATAAGAGCTTTCTGTTCTCTTTGTGCTTTCCTTTGGTCACGCTTAGCTTTTGCTGCATTAGCAAAACTAACACCCGAACCTACTGCAGACAAACCAACTCCTATTGCTGCTATTATTCCTGACATAGTTTTAAAACTTTATTTATTACTTTTTTGGGCAGCTCTTTATAGCTTACCGCATATATTTCTTTTTCAGCTTCCTCTACTGTTTTTGCTTTGGTATTGTATACACACACCCACTTCGTGTCTTCATGAATATAAAATATTCTTTGTGTACCTACTACAGTTTGCACAGTATACGGTGCTTCTATTGTTACAATACTTCCTTCATCATTTAAAAATGAAACTTTGCCTTCGAGTAAAAAAGATGGATGGTCTTGTTTATGTATAAACGAAACACATACATGTCCCTGTGGCATAAAAATTTCTCTGGTATATAAACCACCAGCAAAATGATGTTTCAAAGGATATCTTTCTTTCATTAAATCCTCCTGAGGTTTTCCAACTTCATGAGTAGCCGCTTCATCTAAAACAGATATTTGTTCACGAAAGGCAGCTATCTTATCCCACAAAATACCTTTGTTATAGTGAACAGCATTTAATATATCTTCTGGTTTATACTCTTGTGTTACCAAAGATTCTTGCATGTTGTTATACTATTTGTCACAAAGATAATAAATTTCTATGGAAAACTTTTCATCACACTACTACCTACCGAGAACAACTCAACTTCGGTAACATCATTGTTAGATAAAGTAAACTCCATAAAATATCCTCTCATACCATACGATTCAGCTACAGTGTTATTGGTGAATAAAATAAAATCTCCAAGAACAGGACCCACTGGAGCTGGTGGCGTAGGAATAGTTTCGTTTACCGTAATAGTATTATTATTTCTATCTATTCCTGTTATAGTTCCCGCTACCGCTGGTGTTCCACCCTGAACTAAAGTATATATTACAGCTCCTATACTAACAATGTTTCCAATAGGTTGTCCTAATGTAACTACTCTTGCGGTTATTGGACCTGTAGGAGCAATACTAACTGCACCTAATCCATTTGCATAACGTAAAGTAAAATCTGTTACACCTTCAAGATGTCTTACATAAGCAAACCACTCGCCTTCTTTTTGTTCGAAATGTATTTCATCTACATCACCCTGACTTAAATCAGTTAACAAATTAGTGCAATCCCATGCCGCATTACTTTCAAAAGAAAGAGTTTTAAATAACTTAATTGATAAAGTTGGCTCTGGATTAAACACACTGGTTATTGTAGAAGGAGCAAGCGTTCCTGATACATTGTAATATTCATTACGATTGGTATTAGTATTATGTCTGTATAAGTTTCCGTTTTTAAACGTATACAAATAAGCATTCATACCAATTATAAATTCAGGTAAGAAAGAATAGAATGAAGGCCATCCGTCATTCTCTGGTTTATATGTTAAAGTATATTCTTGTATAGCCATTTTCTTAAATTAATATACATAGTTGTCCGTTACATTCTGCTCTTGATGTAATAGTATTTTGAGTGTCAACTTGGAATATTCTAAATGTTCCAGTATTTGTGTTAGTACTTGTTGCTGCATAAGCATACCAACCTGCTGTTAAATTACTACCCGCTATTACATCTCCTACCGTTACATTTGCATAAGAGTCATTACCTGTTGTACCTCTTGGAGTGTTTATCAAATAATTGTTGTTACAGAATACGTTACACGAATTTCCAAGCGCACTTATAAAGAATGTAGTAGTTGGAGGTGTACATGTACCTAATGTTACTGTACCATTTAAAGCTACAGTCATATAAGTATTTACTCCGCTGTTCGAACTTAAATAATAAATACCCGCTGTTAAAAGAGTATTACCCGCAGCATCAGAATAAACTGTATCACCATTAACAGGTGTTGCTCCTGCACCATCATGATAATATGTTTGTCCAGTTGCTGGTGCTGAGCCTCCGTTACATATAGGATTTATAGAAGACTGAAGCACTGAAGCATTGAAAGCTGTATTACCACCTGTGTTTGTACAAGCTCCTGAAGAAACAACCACTCCATTTCTTACACCTATTGCCGTCGTGCTATTAATTATAATATATTTTAAGGCAGATGTATCGTTAACATAATTAGCTCCATTAGCATCGGTATACACCCAGTTTCCTATCTCAGGTAGTGAATTACTATCTTGTGTAAACGGACTGGTGTTACCTGTTGCATTACGAGCATAAAAATATTGTGTAGTATTAGCTGTACAATCTGCAGTGTTTTGTAATGCAGAGCCATTAAATGCTGGTAATTCCACAGGACATAAAAGTTCCCAGTCAAACACTGTACCACCTAAAGGAGCGAATACCTCTACCTCAATAGTAGTTACCGTAGGGTCTGTTTTTGGAACAATCATAGTAAATACAGGTGAAGGGTTGGTTGATGTATCAGTTGCACACCCAACTTGATTAGTAGATATAGTAACCTGACGGGTACCACCAGAAAGAACATAAGTATTGTTTACTAAGTTATACTCATTAATATTATTATAAGTACCACAAGTGTTAAAATTATCATTACCTACATAGACTGGAGTGTGAGCTGATGGAGGTTGCTGGCTATTGACACCCGCATAATCCACAGCATTAGAATTACAGTCTACTAACACCACTCCATTGTGATTGTTTTTAGCCGTCATTCTATTAACAGATACATTATTATATGTAGCCACCATACCATCTGGTATAGCTGCGTTCATTTTAGAATATATATATACAGCTCCTACATTGGAACCTACATCTATTACCGCATTAAAATATCCTGGTTGGTTAAAATTAGCTTGTACTCCTGAACCACAAGGCACTGCACATGAATCACAAGATTGTGCATTTAAAAGAATACCATTTACTTGCTGTCTTACTATTCCATTTTGAGAATAGTACCCATCTGCAGACAATGTAGTTAAAGCTGCATCATCATATACAGACGTTGCATTCGCAAAACTTAAACCATCAAAATAATATACACTATAACTTGCAGCCATATTAACAACTTGTTTTTTCTATTACCATTCCTAAACTATTGACCCTAATATACTCATTTCCTGCTACTTTGTAATAACCAGCTGGTAGATTATTAATACCTTGACCTGGTGCATTACCTGCACATTGAGCATCCTCATAAACTAAATCATATAATTGTAATCCTGAAGCAGGTGTTCCCGAACTATAAAATGTTTGTGATAACGGTTGCTGACAAGCAATACTTGCGCTGTTCTGTCTGGTACTCGCTTGAAAAGAGAAACACGGTACAGTACAATCACAACACGCTTCAGTAGCTGAAACATTAGAGTAACATAAACTTTGTGCAGCTGTAAATCTAAAGTCATATACTAAGTATAAATACTGATTGTTTGTAGGCAACGAAAATGTTGGAGATGTAACAGTTGCTTCTCTAATATTTGTATTAGCAGGATTTGTTACTTGCCCATTTGGTATTGTAGTAGCTTGACTTAAAATACCAGCTACGCCCGCTGCATCATTTGCATATAACGTATTGCTGGATAAATATTTAAAATTATCATTTGGATATTTCCAATCATAATCATCTGTTGACATTTTATTAACGCGCATGTTTAAACTTGCTCCGTTATATGGATATACACCTACAGAACGCACTCCCGTTTGACTTTGGAAATAACTAAATAAATTTGGATTAGAGCCCATAGTTATTTGGTCAGTATCTATTGGACTAATAGTTTGTGAATCAGACCATCCATACTCTACATGAATTAATGAACCGCTATCAATGTTTGAATTAATTACACATTTAAATACTGTTATAGTTAGTGGTGTAACACAATTAGGTGTTACGCTAAAGCTTGCTACTTGATTATTCTGAGGTGTAATTGTAACAGTAGCAGTAGTAGGTGTGTTCAATGTTTTTGATACAGTTAATGAACCTCCAGAAGACGTAGACCCAGAAGATGTAACGACACCATTCCAGTTTACTTCTACTATTACAGTTCCTAAAGTTACACCATAAACTACAGTAAAGTCACCTATTACAGTTCCAAAATCTATGGTATAAGAAACTGCTGAGGATGCTTTTGTTGTATTAAATTGTGAGCCACACTGATAAACTACTTCAGGTTGAGGAACTTTTCTGTTGTTTGTAGATAAAACATACTCATCCATATAAGGGTCATACCCTCCTAACTTTTGAGTTCCTAAAGCTTGTTGAAATGTATCTCTAAACCATGAACGCATACCCTTATCAGATATAACTTCTAACTGGTCACTTGTAGAATTTCCAACTAATCTTATAACACCTACTCTTTTAGTGTCAGTAAAATAATAACTATCTCCATATACAGCAAAACTTTCTGGATTAAAACTAATACCATACTCTTCTGTTCTTGCTATTTGAGTTCCTAATATTGTAGGTGAACTAACTATAGCACCACCTCCTGTTGAATCACTTATTAAATTTTTTGATGCAAGTACATAACTAATTTTATCTTCTTGTAATGTTAGTATATCTGTTTCTCTTGCATATAATTTTTGTATTGGTCCAAAGCTCGTTTCTAATTCTTTAAAATTTGCAAGGCCTAAGTTAAACTCATTAAGATTATTAACTCCCGCATTGCTACTAAACACTCCACTATAAGTTAGGTCAGCAAATCTGTGAGCTTCTTTAAAATCTTGTTCAGATACAGCTAATACTCTTTGCCCCATAGTTAAAGCTCTTCCAGCTAAATCATCTTTGATTTTAAAACTTTCTACACCATTAGCAAATGTATAACAATCTATAAATGGTAATGTTACTATAGCTGGCTGTGTAGTTGTTTGGTCTTGGTCGTTAGTATCACCACCAGACATGTGTAGGTAGTTTCCACTACCGTCTCTTACTACTGGATAAGATTCAGAAGCATCATAAAAAATATCAGGACTTGCGTCAACTGGTTCTGTTTCAAAAACAATCATAGTGTTTGCTCGTGTAACTACAATCTCACAACTTACAGACACATTTCTTCTTCTTGACACAGGCCATGCACCAGCACATCCTTGTTTTTTAGTTTTAAAAACAAGACCTAAAGGAGAGGCTGGGTCACCAGGAGTGTCTTGAACAAATTGAAAAAATACAGAATCAGTACCTACAGCAGCACCACTATTTGTGGTACAACTTACACCAGCTACTCCTGCTGAGTAACTACCAATTGCACTTTTGTAAATAACCTCTATGTTTCCATCTGCTTGTATTTTACCTGGTGAAGCATTGGCTGGGTTTATTTGGTCACCAACCCACCAACTTCTAAAGTCTGGATAATCGCTGGTAGAAAATAATGTTTGCTCCCACTTCCATTCAAAACCTTCACACGCTCCACCTCTTGCGCTTCTTTTAACTCTCATTTTTACTTCAATAATTGAGCCTGCAGGTATATCGTAATTAGTAGTTGTTTGAGGTGGACCCGCATCAGTTGTAAACAATGGGTATCTTACTCCGTGCTTACAAGTTCCATCATCTCCAGTACCTGTTACTTTTTTCAATCCATTATCTATTACTGCATCAGGTGGAATATTAACATTAAAACCAGAAGGTTTTATTTCCATATACAAACCAGGTAATTGATTTGTGTTTACACCCATACCCTGAGCATTAGATAAAAAGTCTCTTGCTTGTGCTTCTACATTTAAAACTTTGGCTTTAACTACTTCAGTTATAGGACCACCAACATCTGTTTTTACTATTAAAGTGTCACCTGTTTTAACTTTATTTTGGTTATCACCTTCAAGTTTAAAATATGTAACTTGTGAGGTTTGAACTGTATAATAAAAATTAGAGAATATAGTTTCGTAACTACCCTTACTTGGCTTTACAACAAACTTATATCGCTGAGCCCAAGAAGGCGCATAGTTTTCGACGGTAGCTTTGATACTATTAAGAGTTATACTGTTTGCCGTTGGAATACTAATGGTATTAAAATTAGAAGTTAAAACTGTAGAAGCTCTACCATATTCATCTAAGTAAACAATACCAGTTGCAAAATCTCTATTACTATGTAATGAACCTGTGTCTGCTTCAGAAGTAAACACCACATCAGCATTAGTAATTCTAAAATACTCATATAAGTCTGTCTGATTTACAACTGGTGGACCAGCAGAACCAGCACTTATATATTTCATTGCAATTACTTGTAGTCCTATTATATTACTACCTGGTGTTGTTGATATAGGCCAACCTTGTAGTGCGGTTGAACTTGTTACCCCACTTAATTCTTTTGTAAAAGTACATATCTGAGAAGGTACCTGTAGGTCATTATTAAACCTATCAGTCAAGGAACCCCCTTGTGATGAGGTAGCTATGGGTTGAAAGTTTACACCCTCTTGCGTTCCTATTGCATTTTGAAAATCAGGACCAATAGCAAAATCATAAACAGAAGCATAGTCTTGAGTTAAAATAATCTGAAGTTCAAATGTTACTACACCATTAGTAAATAAATTGTTATCTATAAAACATTGTTCCGCTGTTGTTCCTCCTATAGATGAGTGTTCTATTTGTACACTTATATTAACCGATGACCCTTGCTTGAGCTGTGTTGCAATTGCAGATAAATCAATATTTACTTTTGCATTAGTTGCTGTTACTGTGTTTGCTGGGTCAATCGTATAGTTAACACCATTAACAATATTTACAGAATCAATTGCAGTAAAATCCACATTTTCACTAATCAACTCCGTGCTATAATTCATAGCAATTTTTTGTCCCAGTTCATTTGTGATATTATATCCGTCTGTGTAGTTTCCATAGATAAGACGATTACCCATTAAAGTTAATGCTTGTGCTTTTCGTGGGACATTATCATATAGTCTTCCTAACTCATCAGTTCCTAATACAGAATATATTTTACTATTGTTAAACTGGAAAGTGTGAACTGAATTATCAGCCCAACCGTTTTCTAACTTGTTAAATCTTTCAATTACATATACGTTATTGGTGTTTGTATCTTTAAATAATAAATCAACTTCTTTTACTCTTTCACTACCAGTACTAAAAGAAACATTAACAGCATTGAATCTGTTTTTCATTCCTTCGTTGTTGTAATTTTTTACACTAAATTTAAACGCAGATGTAGCAAAAGCAGGTAGTGAAAATAAAGACATAGCACTGTATTCATTATTAGCATATCTATATCTATAAGCAAAACATAAGAATCTATCTTCTATATAATTTTCTGAACCAGGTAATGTTAGCCCTACAAATGTAGGAGCTGGTAAAGGAATATCAGCTACAGGTGTCACTCCAGGTTCGAACTCGTAACCAGGTGGTTTTACTATTACAAGTAAATCCTCTTCTACTATCTGGTCTACACCACCAACAGGGAAGTCATAAGAATGTGTTACGTTTATTTTTCTTGGTTGATTTTTGTTGTCAGTAAAAAATAACAAGTCTTCTATTTTTTCCACACCTGTTATTAAAAACTCTGGGTCAAAAGATAATACGTTAAATGTAATTACATGATATCTTAATGTATCATCATTAGTATTGTAAGATAAAATTAAGTCAAGCTTTGTTCCATTACCTGAATAATTATTGTCATGAACAAACCAGTATAAAGTTTCATTTGCGCTATCTTCATAAGCACCTATACATACTGCGGTAGGAGAAACAGGGACACCATTAAAGCCTAACGTTGTAAGCTGTGTGTTTCCTCTACTGTTTTCTACAGCTCCTATTTCAGTAGTTTCTGTAGAACCGAGTCTTACGTTCATTGCATCAACGTATTCTCCTGGTGGAAGAAGTCTCTCATCCACGGACTTATTCATTCGTCCTTTAATAAAATTCGTGGTTACTATTGGCATACTACTTTATCCATTTATCCTGACCTCTTAAGTTCATTAAGAGACGACCAGGATGTATATTACTTAATCTTATTTTTGCATTTCTTAATAAAGAAGATTTATCTTTTCTTGCTCTATTAACAATGAATTCTTGCACTCCTAATCTGCTATTCAAAATGGCGTATTTAATATATGCGTAGATATATTCTTCAAATAATTTATTTACACTAACTCGCGCATCATTTCCACCCTCCATTCCATCAGATACATATTCTAATACAACAGATGCGTCACCACCTAACGAGCTAAAATTAATTACTCCTCCTCTTTTATCTATAGTAAATGTAGGATTTACATTAGCAGTCTCAGTGTTTAAACCAAACCTTGCACCGACAGAATAATCAAAATACCAACAGCCATCAACACATGTTCCTTCACAATTATGAAACATGCTATTGCTGTTTAGATAAATACCCACTCTACCTCTGCTTAAATCTACTTGTGAATCCTGTGGGCTTAAAGCATTACCATTTTGGTCAAACAATATACGGTCTTGATTATCTTGAAGATATGCTGAACTCCAATTAGTCTGTATATTTTCGCTCATTGGATATAATACTCCATTTCTGAATTGAGATATTCTTACCCAATTTACATAATCAGATGGTAAAATAAACCTTGAGTTATTACCTACATCTAATTGTAATATTTTTATTTCTTTCATTGCATCGTAATTCAATTCTTGAATACCACGCTTGGCATGAAATAATATTTGATATCTGTTAATATTGTTAATCAATTCATGATTACCTTGATACATCAACATAAAATTATTTACTATATCCTGTAAAGAAATATATTGATATGACCCCCAGTTAGCATCTTCAGGAGAGTTACCGTTGTTAGTGTAATATTGATATTGATTTATGTATGTCATCTTAGCTTGTTTCTTGTGTATCTGTTAATTCTTCTGTTTGTCCAAATTTATATACCATGTCCTCTCTAATTTCAATACCTATGTACTGACAAATCTTTGCCACTAAATTTGGCTCGTCAGACGCAGGTAATTCAAAACTTTGATAATCTGCTGCAGCTGGATTAAATATAGGGTCTTGTCCAGATGTAGTTAGATAAGTCCAGTTAGGAGCGACAGGATACCTAATATACTGCGCTTGTAATGCTCCGCCTTGTATTATAGTATTAGGGTATACTGATATGGTATTACCTAATACACCAGGAGTTGCGTTAGAACTTGCACCACCTAAAACATACGCTGGGTATTGTGTAGTTGGGTAAGTTAAATTAGAACTTGTTAAGTAAAATAATTTATTTTGATTAACTCTTTCTACTTCAGTTATATTGTATTGGTCATAAACACTGTATGTATCACCTTGAATAAATATGTTTGCACTAATAACTAAAGTTGTATCATTAGTTATTTCTGTTATATAAGCAAATGTATTATCAGTAGTATTAGTTATTACATCGCCTACTACAACAGAAGAAGTAAAAGTTTGGTTTGCATCTATAAGTTGGTTTACAGCAGCACCAGTTGTTGTACCTGCTACTTTTAAAGTGGGGTAATAAAATATTTTATTTACTAAATAATAATCAGCAGGTAAAGTGTAGAGGTTGTTTAAACCAGGGTTAGGTTGAGCTAAATATGCTGTTGCTGAAAAAGTATCTATAACTTCTTCTAAATTTTTTATTACATCTGCATAACCCGTTCCTGAAGTTCTTGCATTCTCTCTATTAATCCAGTTATTGTATTGATAAAAGTAATCTTCAAATAAATCCATTTGAGCTTGTAAGCAATACAAATTAAAATCCTGTGGAGAGATATAACCATAATTATTTTTATTGGCTATAGCCAAAACTGTATTTCGTACGGAGTTAATCATAGGGTAATCTTTCTACAAATATAAGCAAAAAAAAAGAGGGTAATTTTTTTTACCCCCTTTCACTAAATAATAATGAGCTTCTAATTAAGCTACTGCGATACCGCTTACCGCTTTAGGTAATGCGTCACACTGATACTTAACTTGATGCCATGGTTGTTGCTGCGCTAAAACAATAGAGTCTTGTATATAGTCTCTCATAGTTTCAACGTTTGCACCTAACGCTGCATGCGTAATAGTTACTACTTTAGCAGATGCGTAAGTAATAACAACAGTAGTTGTAGACGCTTGTTCTAAAAGAATAACGTTATCAGCACTAACCAATTGGTTTTGCTCATCAGTTACAGGGATTGATAAAAATTTTGCCATGTTAATAAAAATTTTATGGTTAAACAATACTGCAAAGATACAAAAGCTTATTTATCTTTTTTAAGCTTTTTGGATAACAACTTATATGTCTCTACACCATCATCACTTTGAAAATATGATGCTACAATATAGTAATGGTCTTCACCAAAAGGTACAGATAATAATTTGTTTTTGTTTTTAGGAAGATTGAAAAATACATCTTTACCATTGTTCTTTAAAATCAACCAAGCGTTATTAAAAAACTGTACTACATCACCATATAAATTCAACATAGGGTCGTTTACAGTCTCTAAGAAATCTTCAGGATTACTTTTTGCATATAACAGTACGTCTCTTTTTAATTCAGAAGTTGTCAGTCTATCTGCTGCTCCTCCCATTAAAACTCTACTTACTGTAATTAACTCTTCTCCACTAAGACCTTTTGCAAGTATTTGTGCATCTAATCCCATTTCAACAAAAGCTAATTGTTCTGCAGCGTCCTTCTCATTATTTATTTCTTCAAACACTTTTCCATTTGATGGGTGGTGATATAAGAACTTTTGAAGAGCTTGGTTGGCTCTTGGTACAGACAACATACCGTCCTCAAACATTATTGGTTCTAATACTGCATTTCCATCTTGTTCGTCTTCAAATGGAGACTTTTGATTTCTTGCATAACGAAGAGGTCTATTGATTCCTTTCTCTTCATCAAACCATAATAGTGGGGACCTGTTAGTGTGTCTTGAAGCTAACATATAAGTTAGCGGTATTTGCCTCATTAATAATCTATAGGCTTTATCGGAATATTTATCTTTTACTTTTTTCATTGTATTTAAATTTAATTTGATTAATAAAAATATAAGGGGAGGAGTAACCCTCCCCTAATATTGGTTTACTTCTTATTAGTTTTGGAATAAGAAGAAGTTGTTTGCACCTAATACACAAACTGCTCTTTCAGATAAGAAATTAACTTCCATTGCATCTAAAGAAGAAGTTCTCGCACCACCAGCAGAACCAGTAATCCAAGTTTTATATCTTCTGTCTTCAGCTTCTGAAGCTCTATATCTTACATGTAAGAATGGTCTCTTAGCGTTTTTACCAAGTATTTGGTCATAAACTGAAGTAGAACCAGCTGGAACTAATAGTCCATTGATACCACCTGCTACTACATGTCATCAATGTCAAATGAGAAGTTTCTGTTTACGAAAAGAACGTTCTCTTCGATTGCACCTTGCTTGTCTAATCTTTGAATGATAGAGTCAAAGTCCGCTAATGTTGTTGGGTTACCACCACCATAAACGTTTCCTCTTGCTCCTACCTCAAAGAATACACCTTTAGAACCACTTAATCCAGCAACAGAGTTACCAGCACCAGATGCTTGTAGGTAATCACCTGCACCAGAAGCTGCTTCTGCTGGAACTGCTTCTACTAAAGCTGTTTCCATGTAGTCTTCAAATCTTAGTCTTGTGTCGTGCTCAGACTTTAGATACCATAAGTATCCACTTACTCCGTCTTCTCCACTTACTTCAACCCAACCAATTTGAGCCATATCAGAACCTGATACAGAATACTTATCCTTAAGGATAATTGGTTTGTTGTCGAAGAAGAAATCGTCAGCTTCTAATGAACCTTCCATTCCTGCAGTTCCTTTTGCAAATTCAGAACCGTAAATGAAAACATCACATGCTGTTGCAGCCGCCATAGCTTGTCCAGCTGCTTCATAATAAGCTACTGTAAAAGTATTTGGGTTTGCATTAGTTGGTCCAGCTGTTACAATCGCTTTGTTTTGTAAAGTTGAACCTGGAGTGTTGTCTGAAATCATTACAGTTTGACCTACTCTAATAACGTTCTTAGCGTCTCTCGCTGTGTTAGGGTTAGCTAACGCTGGATTGAAGTTAGTAATGTTATTTGGAATTGTCCAAACTGCACCTGCGTCTGTACCTGCAGCTGCTGCTGAAGTACATCCTTTGTATTTAATGTGTAGCCTTCCTTGCTCCGCCCATTTAATAAGGTCAGAGTTAGATGGCATCTCTGCTCCTACCATTCGTAGGAACGAGCTAATGCTTCTATTACCATATCTTTCAAATTCTTTCTCGTAAGTATCTGGTAGATACTGATTCAAGAAATCAAAATCTTTGATATAATTCGTTTCAACAGGAACCTGTTGAGCCGATGGTTGTAAGTCGAAGCCTGGGCTTGGGTTTACTGGCATAATCGTATAATTTTAATTTGTTAAACTTTTTTAATACTTCTAATTTTGAGCCCTCTACCACTTGAAGTATCGCCTACTGCTTTTATTTTCAAACTATTTTTCGTGCTAAGTTGCGGGGCTCTACGAACATCCATATTGATATTCTTAGACTTTTTTGCTACATCATCTACTGTTGCAGCAACACCCTGCTCATAAAAGAACTGTGCAAACTTTTCTGGATTCATTGCTATTGACATAGCTTTATGATATCCTCTGGCATCTTTCATAAGTCCATTCTCATCATTATATTTTGAGATGAAATTATTAAAATCCATTTGCTTGTTCTTTAATTCCTCAGCAGTACCTGGTTTATAGAGAATTGATTTATCGTCACCAACGCTAAATTCAAAACCTTTGAACTCATCGTTAAACACATTATTAGTGCGTTCCTCAAAATTCTTTCTCATAAGCTGTACGCTTTCCTTCTGCGTGTTAGATTGCTCTAACATTGTCTTGTAAGCATTAAGATTGTTTTCTTGTTCATCAGATAATCCACCCCCACTTGACTCAAGAGGAATTTTATATTTATCTTTCTGTTCTTTAAAAAACTTTCT